CATTTTTGAATTCTATGTTGTTTATTATATGTTTCAATTGTAGCTTTTCCGTATCTTTCTTCCAACAATCTCCATCTTTGTAGTAAATTACTTTACGTTTCTTATCGGTACAGTGAATAGGTCGCTCTTCCACTTTCAAAGAATATAAATACTTCTGAAACATCATTTCCATCCCTTTCAAATAACCATGTTTTGAAAAGTAATCTACATCTTCTTTGACAACCTTGATTGACCTTAGGAACGTACTTAAATCCATTGCATCCTTGCATTGTGTATTCAAGAAATAATTTAGGTTTTCAATGACATTTACATTGTTATTCACGTGTTGTACATTGTTTGTAATGTGATTAGTTACCAATGACATTCCAGAAATCTTATCTGTTAATATTTCAATTTGCTGTTTATGTTCTTCATCGCGTCGTCGTTGTTCTTCCTTTTGCTCCTCATCACGTGTTCGTTGTTCTTCCAATTGCTGTTTAAGTGATTCTGCTAATCTTTCTTCATGTGTCTTATAGGTACATTTCTTCTTATGGTTACATAAAGATGTCATATGTTTATATTCCTTACCACATTTGCAAATAAAATTTTTGGGTGTAATTTTATTAGGATTTATTCGTCGTTGATGTTTTGCAGTCTCTAAATGTCTTTCATAATCGCTATATTTAAAGCATTTAAAATCACATTTTTCACATATAAATTCTTTTGGCGTTTTTGGCGTTTTTTTATTCGTCATTTTATACTAAATATTTAGAAAATTGTCCGGACAATTTTGGATTTTTTCTACAAAACTTGGTATCCCCATTTCCATTCTTCACTGCATCACCCTCTCAAATATACCGTTTCTGTTGCTATGCAAAAACCTTCCGTAAGGAGGCCACTTTTGGACAATTTTAAAATTGTCCATTTCTCAATTCTTCCATCTACTTTTTTTTCGAAGAAAAATCCTGGTTTTCAAAGATTTTCATTATTGTGACGGTTACCGTCACACTTTTCAAATTAATCATATTTACAGGGTATTAACGTGTAAATATGAGTTATTGTAACATTGTTTCAGTCACGTACCGAGTGGAGGGGAGGTTCATTGTAAAAAGGAGGGTGGGGAGGGAGGAAAAAAACGCATCAACGCCTGCGAATATATTTCGCTATATGTAACAACATCTATTAGTCCAGCTTTATAGCAATAACTTGTGATACTTGACACAAGTTATGAATCGTTCTATTTTCATTGCCTTCTTCCTTTGTCACTACAACTTGAGGGTGTTCTTCTTGCGTAATACTATTTGAACGTTGTTTGGATGCCCGATGTTCATAACCAGTTTCACGTTCTTTTAATACTGTGTTCCACGTATCAATAATCTCTGAAATACACGATTTAAACCATTTACGATTACGCTGAACAACAACACACGAGTACTCCTCTAAATAGTAATAGTATTTATTATATAGTATATATGTTTCTTTATGTAATTCTTCTTTCTCTGCTATCCAACCATTGATCTCATTTTGTGAATAATCACTACTTAATGGATAATATTCATAATGCGGTTTATACGCATCTTCATCATCGTCTTCTTTATTTTTTTTTGAAAAATACAGTATGACACCCCTGTAATCATGTTTAAAATCCGAGTAAAATTCTTCCTCTGTATATTCTTTGAACCGTGTTTCTACAAAGTCACACGATTCCAATTCACAAACTTCCATTTGTATTTGCATTTGGATCCAGTACTCTTCCTTGGGAATCTGTGTAATTTCACGATTCACTATATTTTTAATTTCCAACATTCGTCCATAAAGAGGACTTGAAGGGTCTGTAATAATTCCGTCTGGCGAAGCACCAATAAATGGATAATCTTTATGCGTAATACATCCAAAATTACCCACAGTGGTAGAATATAAATGTTCATATAACATAATGGTAACGTTTTCATATTTGTTTCCCCACTCCATTGGACCACCATAATATTGCTGCTTTGGCTTGCAAGCACATTTTTCATATATAATGCTGTTTCGCGACGATTCGCTCTTAAATATTTTCCACATACTACTTGCTGTAAATTTATTTTTGCGTGATTCGTACCATTCAGTGCTTTGCTGCTCGTGTGTATTCTTAGTTTCCAAAGCACATAAAACGTTTGATATATCTATTGGGTGTTGATAGACGGTAAAATCGTGTTTGGATACATATGGTATAGCATTGTTCAAATCCGTGTACAATGATAATGTGTATTCAACTAAATCCTGGTCTAAATGAAATAACGATAGTTCATTTATATATTTTACCATTCGGGAATGAAATTTATGTCGGAAGAAGTTAATATACACGTGATTATCGTCTAATGATGTATCAATCAAGTCATATATATACTCTATTTGTTCATCATCTGTCATATCAACGTTATAGCAATCGGATGATTCTGAGGTCATCTTGTTTATATCTTAATAAAATATTGTATTTATTAGGATATACTGTATAATATTTCATTCAATTTTTCATTTTGTATTATTCACAATTCTATTTGTCACCTGAGCCATTAGCACTTGGTTTGTTTTTTGGTGTCAAATTACGTAGTATATTTTTTCTAAAATCCGTATTCTTGAATGAATAATTCTTGTTTTTATCATTAAAATATAAGTTGGGTATATTTCTTATTACGCCATTAGCAATGTCATAATCAACGTCTTTTGCTTTATTAATTCTATTCTTCATAATACTATTTACCAAATAGTCTTCCAGTTTATTATTGTTCTCTACATTATCACTATATTGTCGTGCATATTCTCTGACCAACTTGATCTTGTTATTTTTGCTTAATTTAATCCAAGGTATGTTGATATTGCTATCATCTATAATATGTTTCATTTCTTCGTTATCTGTAAACATATTATTTGTGTATACTCTTTATATTGTGTTATATTTAACCATTTTTAATATATAATATAATGAAATCAATTGTACTGCCAATAGAAAAGGAAACAAAAAAGGTGAAAACTGAGAAGGAAAAGCGCGATAGAAAAATCATATCAACTGAAAAGTGGGTATATTCGGATATAACACAGGTTCGCGAAATGGAAATAGTAAATGAGTGTTATAATAACATTGAAAATAATGATACAAAATTATTGAAAGAACAAATACGAAATAAACTTCATTCATATAAGGGTCAAGATAAAACAAAGAAGGCATTGAAAGAGGATGACAATGAGTTCATGAACATAGAACATGTATTGAAACTATTGATGGATACACGACATATATGTTATTATTGTAAATCAACCGTAAAGCTTTTTTATGAAAAGGTTCGGGAACCTACACAATGGACACTGGAACGTTTAGATAACACACTCGGACACAATGATAAAAATTGTGTGATTTCATGTTTGAAATGTAATTTATCGCGACGAACAATGCATCACGAAAGATATACATTAACTAAGCAAATTCAAAATATCGTTAAAAAAACATAAAGTTATGGTGATACATATTCATAATGCCTGAAATACACAAAATATTAGATACATTTTTACATAAACGTCAAATTCCCCATTTAATATTTTACGGAAGAAATCATAATGAAAAAATAAGATTAGTAAATGAATTCCTAAACAAATTGTACTATTTTGATGTCAAACTGAAAAGAAATAATGTGTATAGTGTAGATTGTTGTTATAGTAAAGGTATCAAATTTATACGCGAAGACTTGAAATTGTTTGCGAAAAGCAATGTGACGAGTTCAAGTAATGGTAGTACATTCAAGACCATTGTATTATACAATGCAGATTATTTAACTGTAGATGCTCAATCGGCATTAAGACGATGTATAGAGGTGTTTAGTCATAATACTCGGTTTATATTGGTGGTGGAAAATAAATATAAGTTATTGAATCCAATATTATCCCGTTTTTGTGAATTATATGTACATGATAGTGAAACCATTACACAATGGATAAATGACGATAAACATATTGAATTGTTTGATAAATACTACAATGACCATATGAAGGGGACAAAAATGACACATAATGATATTTATAATTGCATCCAATATTGTATTCATAATGGAATTTGTTGTTTTCATATATTAAAGTGGTTGAAACGACAAACATTAAAGAATGATGTAAAGTCCGATATTTGTATATATTTTGATAGAATCCGCATAGATTTCAGATGTGAAAAGATGTTATTATTACAGTTTTTAGATTATATAGTTTTCGTTCAAAAAGCAGTATAAAAAGATGTATATACATTATACAAATGGATGATTTTGTAACAGCAAATTTACACGAGTCTCGTAACGAGTGGTGTGCCCGTTTGGTGTCAATATTCTCACCATTGGTCATTGAGGGGTTTAAATCTATATTTGACGAATCGTGGAAATTATGTGTGGAAAATGATGAAGTGAATAAATATTTGATGACATTTCAGGAATTATTGACCCGTGTTCCGAAATGGAATAATGAAATTATTTCTACTGAACGCAAGCGAATTATTGAACGAAGCGGGTGCAATTATTTGGAGGACTTAATCACGTGTGTTCATATTATACAACTTAAAGTATTAACGTGTGTCCGTGTGGGTAATAAACAGAAAAAGATTGATATTTCCATTCCAAAATTGGATGATTTTATTCACAAGGTATATATTCATTGTGCACGCAAAATATATTCAAACGTGTATTTGTTTGAGAAGAATATCAATCCGCTTCAAATACAGAAAAATCGCCGTGAATTGGAATTGATTGTTCAAGAGTGCTTGATGATATCTATCCGAGATTCCATTCCAACAGAAGATATTATTCGTGCATATATGGATGAAAATGTAGAAGAGGAAGAACAAGTGATTATTGAAGATATTCCAAAGACCCAGGAACAAGGCGATGTTCAACCCAGTTTAATCCAAGATAAGCACGAAGAAGTGACAATGGAAACTTCGGAACCCCCAGAAACAAAAGAGAAAAGTGAAGAACCTCCTGTAGAGTTAGGAATTCGCGATTTAGATGATGAAAAAGTTGTAACAACATTAACATTTAATGATATGGATTCAGTATTGGACACAGATAATAACGTTTCTAACATAGAGGCACCCAAGAGTATTGAGCGTTTAGAAGAACTTAGTACTACACGTGCTTTAGAACGTAAAATGGAAGAAGCAGAAAACAATGATTATGACGACATTGATGATGAAGCATTGAACATTAGCGATGAAGTAATTCATTTGAACGATTTTGAAGATGTATCCAGTGTAGTTAAAATCAACTAATGCGTTTTATATGATAAAATAATGCCTAATATTTTATTATACACATGGAAAAGGAAGTAGCTTTTTCACTATTAGTATCCGTATTTTATGGCATATTCAAATTTGTAGAAATGAAATATATTGAAAAGGAATGGAAACCGATAAAAGTTATAGTTCGTGATATATTAATGGTAATGGTGTCTTCTTTTGCTGCAGCAATTATATTTGTCCAGTACCATCAATCATTTAGTAATTTTTTCAGTGTTATTACAGATAACGTAATGTTGGATACAAGTAATACAAAAGTATATACAGATATGCCATCATTTTAGATATTCAAATGTGTGAAAAATTATGATAATTGAATTATTGTTGGCAATTATCATATGAATGTAATATATATACATTATAATAAGTCATTTATGAGTGTTAATTCAAACATAGAGAAAGATTACAAAAACGAATTTATATCTATATTAGATGAGTACAGTGGATTATTAATGAAACGCGGTGATTTTATTAAAGCAAAAATATATCGTCGCGCACACGATAATTTAGTGAATTATAGCGAACCTATATATAGTGTTGATGAATTGGCATCTATCACCGGGTTTGGTCCTGGCATTATGAAAATACTTAAAGAATATGTATCCACTGGTAAAATAACAGCATTGGAAAATGAGCGAAAGCGTCCTGAAAATGTATTAGCAAACATATATGGTATTGGTCCAAAAAAGGCGCGCGAATTAGTGAATAATGGCATCACCAGTATAAGTAAATTGCGCGAAGAATACAAAAAAAATCCCAAATTATTGAATGATGTTCAAACCAAGGGATTGACATATTACGATGACATTATTCAACGTATTCCGAGAAGCGAAATTGTTCAGTATAATAAAGTATTTGATAAAATATTCAATAATGTAAAGGATGATACAAGCAAATATGAAATCGTCGGTAGTTATCGTCGCGGTTCTCAAACATCTGGTGATATTGATCTAATTATAACGTCAAAGAATAAAGACGTGTTTGTAAAGTTTGTGGATAAGTTGTTAGAAAATAACATTATTATAGAAATATTATCACGGGGTCCAACAAAATCATTGGTTATTTGCAAATTAGACAAACAAAGTGTTGCGCGTCGTGTAGATTTCTTGTATTCAACATATGAAGAATATCCGTTTTCAATATTGTATTTTACCGGAAGTAAAGATTTTAATACTGTAATGCGAGGATATGCACTAACATTAGGATATTCACTCAATGAGCATGGATTATATAAAAAGGAAAAGGGTAAAAAGAAAGAAGATAAAATCACAGATACATTTTTATCTGAACGTGATATTTTTGACTTTCTTGGACTTGTATATAAAGAACCCAATGAACGCATTGGAGGAAATGATGTATTAAAGAAAGATGGAACACCTGTAAAATTAAATGATACTATGAATAAAGATGATACCAAGACGTTGAAAAATACAGTATCCCGTTCTGTAAATAAAACCCAAAAAGCAGAAGGTACAATAAAAAGTATTCAAGATATTATAGATTCTATACCTCAAGAAATAGAATCAACACCTGTGGTAGAAGAAACCGCGCCTGTGGTAGCAGTGACAAAGAAGAAACGTGGGCGTCCCAAAGGAAGCAAAAATAAAACACAAAAAAATGTAAAACAGCAAGGTAGTATTATAGAAAAGAATGAAGAACCAGAAACAAAACCTAAACAAGATATGGTAAGTAAATCAAATAAAGAAAAAATGGAAACCATTTCTGAAGTAAGTACAATAAAAAGTATTCAAGATATTATAGATTCTATACCCTCAGAAATGGAAACAACACCTGTCGTAGAAGAAACAGCTCCAGTGGTATCAGTATCTGAACCTCTTGTAGAAGAAACAGCTCCAGCGGTGGTAGCAGTTACAAAGAAGAAACGTGGGCGTCCCAAAGGAAGCAAAAATAAAACACAAAAAAATGTAAAACAACAAGGTAGTATTATAGAAAAGAATGAAGAACCAGAAATAAAACCTGAACAAGATGTGGTAAGTAAATCAAATAAAGAAAAAATGGTAGAAAATAGTATAGATACAAACACCGAGAAAGATAAAATGAAAACCAAGAAGCCTAAATTGACAATGAAAGAAGGAGATGTAGTTAAGATGATGGAGGAATTTAAAACAAAAGGTATTTCTGTATTAGAATCATTAAGTAAAACAGAATTAGAACAAATCGTTTTGGTTGCAAATAAACAATTTCATTCGTATGTAGAACAAAAAGGAGAACCAACACTTACTGATAATGAATATGATATAATAAAGGAGTATATTGAACAAAAATACAGCGATGCATCTGTATTAAATGAGATTGGTGCTGAATTTGAAAAAAATAAAGTAAAACTCCCTGTAAATATGCCATCAATGGATAAAATAAAACCAACTACAAATGCGTTAACAACGTGGGTGGAAAAATATAAAGGTCCATATGTATTGTCTTGTAAATTGGATGGGGTAAGCGGATTATATTATAGTAAAGATGGACAGCGAAAATTATATACTCGTGGAAATGGAAGCGTAGGTCAAGACGTATCACATTTATTAAAGTACGTAAATGGTATTCCTGATATTCAAAATGTAATTGTTCGTGGCGAATTTATTATTTCCAAGAAGATATTTGACGACAAATACAGTAAGCAGTTTTCAAATGCCCGAAATTTGGTTGCCGGGATTGTGAATAGTAAAAAAGTGGATAAAAAAGCGAAAGATGTAGATTTTATTAGTTATGAAATGATAGAACCCGAATTAAAACCAAGTGACCAAATGAAAACAATGCGCGAAAATGGGTTTAATGTAGTAAAGAATGAAGTAACATCTACATTATCAAATAATATGCTATCTGATATACTAACAGATTGGAGAACAAATTACGAGTATATAATTGATGGAATAATTGTAAGTGATGACAATATTTATAAACGTACAAATAAAAATCCTGACCATTCATTTGCGTTCAAAATGGTAATGTCTGACCAAGTAGTAGAAGCAAAAGTAGTGGATGTTATATGGAATGCCAGTAAAAGTGGTTATTTAAAACCACGTGTAAGGATTGAACCTGTTCATGTGGGTGGTGTAAAGATAGAATATGCAACTGGATTTAATGGAAATTTCATTGAAGAAAATAAAATAGGTGTGGGTGCGATCATACAAATTGTCCGCAGTGGTGATGTAATCCCACATATTAAGAGTGTTACTACACCCGCCGAAAGACCAAAGATGCCGGATATACCATACAAATGGACAGATACACACGTAGATATTATTTTGGAAAATAAGGAGGACGATGTAAATGTATTGGAGAAAAATATTACGTCATTTTTCACTTCATTGGAAGTAGATGGTTTATCTCAAGGAAATGTGAAACGTATAATGAATGCGGGATATAATAGTATATGTAAGATCCTGGATATGGAAGAAAAGGATTTCCTCAATGTAGATGGTTTCAAAGATAAAATGGCGAAGAAAATATACGAAAGTATTCGTGATAAGATGAAAAATGCAACATTGATACAAATAATGGCTGCTTCTAATAAGTTTGGACGAGGTATTGGAGAACGTAAAATTACGCCTATAATGAATGCATTCCCAAAAATATTGGAAATGTCGGAATCAGATGAAGACAAAATTAAGATGTTAATGAGTGTAAAGGGTATTGGAAAGGAAAATGCCAAATCATTTGTTGAAAATATTCCAGTATTTTTAGAATTTATGAAGCAATGTAAAATAACACAAAAACAATACGCAGTGCCAATGAATGCATCCGAAAATAAAGAATTATCAAATATAAACAAAGATCATCCATTGTACGATAAGAAGATAGTGATGACGAAAGTTCGCGATAAAGAAATTATTGATAAGTTATCCACGTTTGGTGCGTACCTTGAAAATAATGTGAATAAGAATACATTTGCGTTGATTGTAAAATCAAAAGATGATGTTTCAAATAAGACGAAGAAGGCAAATGAGTTAGGTGTACCAATATTTACCCCCGAAGAATTTATCGAGAAATACTTGACAACGAAATGAAGTATATGAATATAATGATGAATATATACACATTATTTGTTGATTATTGACATATTTGTCATAGGAATATGTCAACAAAAGCATAAAAGCAAAAAGAAAATGCAAAATTACATAACTTAAGCAAATGATGGAATAGTGTCAATATTTACAATAGTATCATCATCGCAAATAGGTTCGCTTGAAATGAATTTTTTGAACGCACTACGTTGAAGTTGTTTTTCTGGTGTATGATTATGAACAATACGAGCAATCATTTTGTATAGTTTGAAATTTGGATACCGTTCATCGCCGTTTTTCTTATATAAAACATTCTTTCCATTATCATCACAACACCACTGATAAATGATACGTTGGAATTCGTCAAAGGAATGAATACTTGCTTCGTCGTCAATAATAAAATCATAAATGGAACAACCGAGACGACAAAGGTCAAAACTGTAGTTAGGTTCAATACGTTTTTTTGTATTATCGTAAAAGGGACCAAAATTATATTGCGTATTTGCGTCACCATCTTTTTTGAAACTATCACTACAGTATGTAGTTCCATTATAAGTGACAATAGAACGTCCAAAATCAATTAACTTGAATATTTTTCCATATGTTGGAACAGTATAATGTATGCCTTTGTAGATATAATGTATATGTGTAATGGATGTTTCTTCATACATGATATTATTTGTATGTAAATCGTTATGTGTAAAATGAAAAGCTTTTTGTAATGTTAGCAAAATCATAATAATTTGGAACAATGCAGCAATATAGAATTCAGTATCCATATGTTCATCACTATTTAACAAACTATCAAACGTATCTTTACATTTGGAAAGAGCAATCATAATAACTGGGAAATTGTTAATATAAGCATAGAGAGGCTCTTCTTCTACACTGCTGTCATCATCACTAATTTCGTTTGATGATGCATTACTATTTTCATCTACTTCATTTTCAGATATACTATTAGAATCTTCGGTATTATTTTCTTCACTATTGTCACTATCATTTGTGTCACTTATACTACTATTGTCACTATCATTTGTGTCATTGTCGTTATTATTTTCAATAAATGTGTGTTCTTTCAAGTTGTCGGTGGTCAGTTCAAGTACTTCAGGTTCGCAAAATGATTTAATATTAATATCATTGGTATCAATATCATTAACATTATTATCTTCAGAAGGTACAATAATTTCATCAAAATCGTTTAATGATACATCATCACTAATAGATAATGCCTTTTTGTATTTCAATGTTGTATTTGTTGCTTCATTATGTAAAAGACCTTTTGAAAAAATATTTGTATGAAATAGGGAACCTATATGTTCTTGGAAAAATTCTTGTTCTTGTAAGAAATCAATATCATCCGCAATATTCATTCTAAACTGTTTTTGAATACCAGTAATGGAACCATAATAATTGACGCCGTGTTTGAAATGATACTTTTCATTCAACATATTAATTAAAGCACACGTGAAATTATCAACATAAGACGCATTGTGTATTGTTTGTAATTTTTCGTGGTAGTTATTGTTGTTATTTTCATCGTTTCCGTTGTCTTGATTAATATGGTAATATGGTTTAACAATTTTTGTAATATGTTTGTCATACTTGTATTTACCAATCATATAATGACACGGGTCTAAAAGTGGTGCATATTTAAAGAAAATATCTTTTTGGATTATTGAACCACTGTTATCAACAATAGATGTATTGGTGCATATATGATAACGATGATTAAACTGAATATTTTGACAAGAAACATCAGTGGTGGTAACACCTAAACTTAAATCGCAGGGGTTAGTAGGAGTCATAAAGTTTACATAAATTGGATTGAAATAGGTAATGTTGGATATGTCATATGGAAAATAATCTAATTCATCACACTCCCATTCTTGTAGTTGAGGACTATGATTTATAATTGTTATGTTCATTAATTTTAGCTAAAGTTCTAATAATGTATTCAAATGTAAAAATTTTGAAGATTAAACTTATAATCCAAGTGCGTTAATATATAGTTTAGATAATGTTATCATAGTATAAATACCATGACACTTGAACTTAAAAAATTTGATATGCGACATATAACATTCAAACCGGATGAGAATAAAGGTCCTGTGGTTGTATTAATAGGAAGACGCGATACAGGTAAATCTTTCTTGGTTCGCGATTTATTGTATTATCATCAAGATATTCCCATAGGAACAGTAATATCCGGAACAGAAGCGGGAAACGGTTTCTATGGTAAGCATGTACCAAAATTATTTATTCATGAAGAATATAAATCGGTGTTGATTGAGAACATATTACGACGCCAGAAGGCGGTTCTCAAACAAGTAAAGAAAGAAGTAGATACATATGGGAAAACAAAAATAGACCCTCGTGCTTTTGCAATATTAGATGATTGTTTGTATGACCAATCTTGGACACGTGATAAACTAATGCGATTATTATTTATGAATGGAAGGCATTGGAAAATTATGTTAATTATTACAATGCAATATCCATTAGGTATTCCTCCCAATTTACGTACAAATATTGATTATGTATTTATTCTTCGGGAACCATACATGACAAATCGCAAGCGTATTTGGGAGAATTATGCATCCATGTTTCCAACATTGGAATCATTCAGTGCTGTAATGGACCAAACAACGGAAAACTATGAATGTTTGGTTATTGATAATAATGCAAAATCAAATAAATTGAATGACCAAATTTTTTGGTATAAAGCAGAGAACCATCCCGATTTCAAGCTTGGGTCTAAAGAATTTTGGGATTTATCAAAGGGTATTGGTTCAGACGACGAAGACGAAGCATATGATCCGAATAAATCAAAAAAGAAATCGGTGGGACAACAAATTAATGTAAAAAAATCTAAATGGTAGGGTAGAAAAATTGATTGTAAAATCACACGAATACTATAATAATATCATATTATTATAATAATAAGCATTTGCACCATGAACATTACGCCTACTAATGAACTAAAACCTATTTTAGATGAGGTTAAGAAAAGGATACATAAGAACCATACTATTGAAAATTATGAAAATATCTTGATGCCTGTATTGTCAATCACACAATCATTAGAAGCATATGATATCATTGAAAAATTCATGATGATGAGTAATCATGACGAATATACATATTATGGATACTGGGGACAAGGAAATAAAATGTATTGCATAAACATTAATAACACATTTTACATATTTACTATAATTTCAAACTTAAAACAACAATCTATTTTGGATGATAGTTATGAAATTGGACACATATTTAAATTGGATAATAATTATTTAACTACGCTTAGGATGGATTAGTATGATTATGTACATTTGTATTTGTTTCAGTGTTTTGTTCATTATTTTCTGTTTCGTGGATTTCATCATTTTCGCTGTTTTCAATTACATTTTGTTCATTTGCCCAACTGGGAGTAGGTGAATATGGAGGACTACCAATAACCCAACTGGAAGCACGCGAACGCGGAGGACTACCATCAGGTGTTTGAGGAGGATTATTCAATATTATATTAATACCATCACCATTATCACTCTCTATACTCATATCGTCGCTATCATTAATATCATCGCTATCATCGCTATCATATTCATTAAAGTAATTTGTATTTCTGAATAATTGTCGTGAAATATTGTTTCGCTTACAAAACGTAGGTCCTAACTCCAAAATTTTGTTATATATAACATTTTGACAAGTGAATACATTTTCATAAATATGAAACACACTCATTGGTTTTTGATTATAATGAGACGTCATATATTCATTTGATGAGTGAATATTGCTATCAAATTTAAAATAATCACTACAATATTTTGGTTTATTTATATTTGTCCATCTACTATTACTTACTGCCCGTTTAATGTTTCTTCCGTAAATTGGATTATGTATAATAAATTTCACAATATTTGCTTTAAATACTGATAATTTTTGAAAATACTCATAAAATGTGAGAGAATATTTGATTTGAATGAAACAGATTAAGTAATCTTTTAATGCTTCAATAAGTAACTTCTTGGGAAATGTTTCACAAATTATGATACAATCTTTTTTTCGTTTGAATGAGCGATTAATAGCATTAATCATTTTATGTATTTCATCAACAGTATCACTTTCACTTAAATTGTTAATGTAATGTTTCACATATTGTTTCAATAAATGACAGTAATGATTATCTTTTAATTGTGATAAATCAAAATCGCTTTCAAAGAAACAGTCCATCGTTTTATTAATATACATTGTGTGAAATTTATATTGAAAATAGATGTTATACAATGTTGATTTGTCAAATATAATATTATTATATGGATTTTTTACATATTGCGGAACAACAAAAAATGCATCTCCCGCAGTAAGGTTATGTTCAAATATATTCAATAAATCTGTAATGGTAAAATAATATAACTTTTTGTTTTGACATACAATAAAACAATTTCTGGAGGTGGGGGTGATTTCAGTCATTTTCATGTCAAACGTAATATGTGGTTTATATAGTTTTCTTTTCATTACTTCGCGAAATTTTATTAGACCAAAATATACCTTTTGAAATTTATTGAATTTATCAATAAATAGTTTTTTTGTATTTTTGGATGAAAATGGCATTCCATCAATGCATTCTTTATATAAATCAAACTTGGTTATAGTTTTATATACACAGAAATCTATAAATAATCGTTTTACAATGTAATCATTGTGGCTCATATGATTATTAAACTCATTATTCAAAAGTTCATTTTCAAATTCAACATATTTATTGAACTGGTTATTGATGTCAATAAATGGATACTCCTTTTTACAGTTATAGTCATTGTAAATAATTTTATTGAATAGTGCTATACACATCTTAATGTACATAGTATAATATATTTATACTATTTACAAAAATACTTTTTTACATCTAATATGTGGTTGCTCAATCATTATCCTTGCGTTCCAACATATTTTTTAGAATCTCTTCATTGTTTGCTGCTTGCGATTCTTCGGTAGCCACTTCGCGACTTTCAAAATCAACCGTTTGAGTAACACCAACAAGGTTATCTTGTCCATCGATGCTTTGTGTAAGAAGATTTCCAGATTTTTCTGCGTTTTTAATGTTTTCTTCAATCGCTTTGCGTTTTGTTTCCCTAACACGTGCCTCAAATTCTTCCTTAGCTTTAGCTTCATTTTTCATCTTTTCATTATGTAGTTGGTTAAGCTCTTCCTCCATAAACTCTACCCGTCCAGTCTTGTATGCATCTGGGTCCCAAGGAATCCACATACCTACGGGACCTACAAAAATATCGTGATTAGGGTCAATTTCGCGCAGTTTTTTACAACGTATTTCGGCTTCTTCCTGAGTATTATATGTACCGCGAATCTTAAGACCACGAACAGATGTTTGGAATGAATGTTTCAAGTTAAATTGTTCATTTAGACGCTCTTCATTTTTGTCCAAGAATGTTTTATAATCATCATCAACGGGTGTAGATTGTAGCTTCTCGTTTTCTTCTTTAGCAAATTCTTGTAAATCTTGGATAACATTTTCAGCCTGTAGGTTGTATTTATAGGATACAAATTGAAGAAAGTCAAAAAATTTAGAAAAAGATTTAGTATAATCCCATGTTTTTACAAATTCTTCAAAAAGATAAAGCTCACGCTTTTTTAGGATTGTTTCAGGGGAAACGAATGAAAGACAAGCGAATTTTTGACCTGAAATAGGGGCATCTTCATCGCATAAATCAACGTATTTAGGATTTGGTTTTCCATCTACCATTTTACGTTCAAAAGAGGACATTATACAATATTTAGTAGTAGTATTTTTATATTTGTTTGTAAATAATTATATTTGTATATAATATATTATGAACGGTGTATTAGACTTCCAAGAACTCGTCAAGCGCGTAGTAAAATACCTTGTTGAAGGTTTAGTTGTTGCTATTGTAGCATTCTCCATCCCCAAGAAACAATTGAACGTTGAAGAAATTGTTGTCATTGCCCTTGCTGCCACAATGACATTCAGCATCCTTGACGTATTTGTGCCCGCCATGGGTCAAACTGCCCGCACAGGTGCCGGTTTCGGTATCGGTGCCAACCTTGTCAAATTCCCCATGATGAGGTAAATGGCATAAATATATTGCAAACACAATAAAAAATTAATATATTGATATTTTATATATTAATCAAAATATGAACGAAAAAGAAATGTTAATGTTTTATCACACCGCATTGCGCAATGTCGGTCTATATACATCGGTATCGTTTGCGTCTTTAGGATATAGTCGTGTATATCGTCATCAAAATTATTTTTATAATAATATCCTTATTATGGTAAGTCTTATTTTCGTTTTTATTGCGTTTTCCATTAATTACATATTATTAAATGAACTCTATGATTATTCCAGCAAAAACGATGATAGTGCGTTAGATAAATGGATATTTATTCCGGAAATTATAATGATTATAGAATTATTCTTGATGATATTAGCAATAATAACATTGTATTATCATATCTAAACACATATATCATTATAGCACGAAAATGATATTATACTGTAGGAAAAAACTGCCAATCTAATTCTTTACAAACTTCTTTCCATATCATATCTTGCTCTAATTGTTTATCCCTATCTTTCATCATAGGTATAAATGGTAAATATTGTGTCTGGTCCAATAATACACATAATTGATAGAGTGTATATGTATAATTGAAGAAATTTGTTCGGCTCGGTGGGCAATGTAGCGCCCACGGTTTTTGTATTTCAATAAACAAGACACATAATGTTTCGTGCAATTCTTCATTCATCAGTGGAGGCTTGATACCAAAAAGCGAATTAATATATTGGATATGTTCAAAGTATTTATTTAATCCCAACTTTCGCAAAATCTCTCGCATTTTATTGTAGTTCAATTCCCGCATATCTTGGATACGTTCTTTTTTGATTCGTTTTTTAATTGCGTCAATAACATCATCGGGAATCTGTGTTGTTTCCTTTGCTTGAAATTGTGCTAATATTTCTTTGAAATGATTTAATCGTATATATGCTGTATATGATACTTCATTGGGTGGTTCTTTATTAGATGGTTTATTGCTATCCACAATATAGGTAATGAACTTTCCACATTGCTGATTATTACAAATCATAATTCCTTCTTCTTCTTGAGCAATCATTTCACCCTTTTGACAAGAGTCACAAATATCGCAATTGATGATAAAATCGTTTGTAATAAGTGTTTCATTATCTACGTTTTTCCAATATTTGCGATACAACTGTTTAGATTTTCTATATTTATCTTCTTCAATGTCTTCGCTATTATTGTTTGTCTTTTTAATTTTGAAAAAACTGTGCATTGCCTTACTGTTTCGCTTGGTATTAGCATTATTGTTAATTTGTTGTTTTTCTTCAAAATAATTGAAAATAATCTTACTGTTTTCAAGAAAGTAATTCTTTTTAATGTTGGATAACCTTTTGATTTCTTGACGAATTTCATTAATCCTGTCTTTTAAATCCATAATAGTATCCACATTTGTACGTGATGTAGAACGTAATGTAATTTTTAATTCCTCTTTTTCTGTTTGTAAATTTGGAATTAATGTATCATCTATGCTTTGAAAATATGCTAACATTTCATCGTGTTTTATGTCTATAGAAATAAGCTGTGCATTTGGATTATTTGACATTAGATATTCATATATCATTTAGTTTATATTTTTTTTGGCATAAAATAATATCGTCCAAATGATGAAAATAAACTCAACCTATGGTGTATAATGACAAACATACAAAATATTATAACGGAATTAAAATCTCCGCAAAAAACAGTGGAGATCAACTCCAAACATTTTCAAAAAATGGTATTTATAACAAACGCAATAGACGATGGATGGAGTGTTAAAAAAGTAAAAGATAATTATATTTTTTCAAAGAAACACGAAAACAAAAAAGAAGTGTATCAGAAGACGTATTTAGAGAAATTTATTTTAACTAACCAAGAATTGCAACATATTTAAGAATCAACAAAAAATCAACAAAAATCAGTCAAACTCAATTTCTTGATGTAAAAGAACATTTACCAAATCAACAGGTTCGGTAGAAAAATGTTCAGATACATGTTCTTCCACTTCATTTATCCAGCAAAAATGACATATAAATATTCGCATTAAATAGTAGCATTTTTCAAAACTCATTTACTATACATATAACACTGTTGGGTTTATATGTATTTAGGAAAAGTTGAAATTAAAATTTTGTAAAAAAATAATTAATTCGTATTTTTCTGAAATTATTTTCTTTAGACATAATATATAGTAGAAAAATGGGTGGAGCTCTTATGCAACTCGTAGCTTATGGCGCTCAGGACGTCTTCCTTACCGGAACTCCTGAAATCACATTCTGGAAAGTTTCCTACCGTCGCCACACAAACTTCGCGATGGAATCCATTGAACAAACATTCTCTGGACAAGCTGACTTCGGTCGTCGCGTAACATGCACAATCAGCCGCAATGGTGATCTTGCTTACCGCACCTACCTCCAAGTCACACTCCCCGAAATCAACCAAACTTTGGCGAAAAACGCTCGCTGGTTAGATTTCCCAGGTGAACAACTCGTTTCCCAAGTTGAAATTGAAATTGGTGGCCAACGCATTGACCGTCAATACGGTGACTGGATGCACATCTGGAACCAACTTACTCTTTCCTCTGAACAACAAAGCGGATACAACAAGATGGTCGGACACACAACACAACTCACACACGTTGTTGATCCCTCCTTCGCTGCCATCTCTGGTCCCTGCGCTGGTTCCTCCGCGGCCCCCCAAACATGCGCTGCTCGCGATGCCCTTCCCGAAACAACACTTTACGTACCCCTTCAATTCTGGTACTGCCGCAACCCTGGTCTTGCTCTTCCCCTTATTGCCCTTCAATACCACGAAGTCAAGATCAACATTGATTTCCGCCCCATCGGTGAATGCTTGTGGGCGTGGACCGACGGAGCCTCTGCTCAAGCGGCCTACCAACAATCCCTTGTTGCCGCCTCCCTCTATGTTGACTACATCTTCCTTGACACAGATGAACGCCGCAAAATGGCCCAAAACCCCCACGAATACCTCATCGAACAAGTCCAATTCACAGGTGATGAATCCGTAGGTTCCTCCTCCAACCGCATCAAACTTAACTTCAACCACCCCTGCAAAGAACTTGTATGGGTTGTCCAACCTGATGCCAATGTTGATTACTGCTCTTCCTTAGAAAGCGGCTCTGCTCTTGCTGCTCTCTATGGTGCCCAACCCTTCAACTACACAGATGCCCTTGATGTCCTTCCCAACAGCATCTTGGCCTTCTCTGGACGTAACGAAGCCGCGGATATGATTGATGGTTCTGCTAACGTATTATCTGATTTACCCGGTGCTGCTACTTCTGTAGGTGGTGATGCCGCTGGATACGTCCTCCAAGAAGCCTCCCACGAAATGCACTGCTGGGGTGAAAACCCTGTCGTCACAGCGAAACTTCAACTTAACGGACAAGACCGCTTCTCCGAACGTGAAGGTTCCTACTTTGACGTCGTTCAACCCTTCCAACACCACACACGTGCCCCCGATGCCGGTATCAACGTATACTCCTTCGCTCTTCGCCCTGAAGAACACCAACCTTCTGGAACATGCAACTTCTCCCGCATTGACAACGCCGTCTTACAACTTGTTCTTTCCTCCAACACAGTATCTGGCACAAACACAGCCAAGGTACGCGTATATGCCGTCAACTACAACGTCCTTCGCGTAATGAGCGGTATGGCAGGTGTTGCCTACAGCAACTAAGCATAAGGTCTTTGCTTAGAATTTAAACTATCAAAAACTATAAAAATCATTAAATGATAAAATGAAATATTTTCATATTTTATTTTAGAAAAGGAATATAAAAGCATATATGAATTATAAGTATTAGGATAGGACACGTCAGTATGGTATCGTTTTCCGAAGAATGCGAAGCGTTGAAAAATCTATTGTCTGTGTTTGGTTCAAAATCATCAAGAAAAGATGACTGCGAAAAGGCTTTTCAAGATATCCAAGATATTATTGACAACCTTGAACATTGGTTTATGAGTGATATTATACAACTATTGATTGAACATATCAAAACAGCTATGCGTTTGGATAAAGAATACAGTTACAAGGTATTGAAGTATATTATTGAAAATCGCAAAGAAAATATCCGTATTACTATGCCATACTTGGTTCCATTTGTATGTGGTGATATTAATGATGTAATAAAAAATGTAAGTGCTATTTCAACAGAAACCTTGGAACAACTTTTATATTGTAGTAACAATAGTGATTTGGATGTGTTTATTCCAGTGGTGTTGAAGGGAATGAAAGATCCCAAGACTATTTATGATGCAATTGAAAAATTGGCAAGTTGTGTATTTGTCCAAAATGTGGAAGCGCCCGCCCTTTCTATTACAATGCCTATTATTATGCGTGGATTAAACGATAAAAAAACAGCAACACGTCGTCTTACTTGCGTAATTATTGACAATATGTGTAAATTGATTGAACATCCCAAGGAAATTACCCCATTTTACACTGATTTGAAAAACGCGCTTGGACGTTGTAACGACGCAATGAGTGATCCGGAAGCTCGCAAAGTATGTGAGCGTGCAATGAGTACATTGAAAGAATGTTGTTTGGATAATGAAAATGTGAATTTTTTCAAAAGCGTGGATGATTTCAAAGATATGTTGAATAAATCCCAAGAAAAATATAGTATTCAATTATCAAGTGACAAAAACAATGATTTGGCAATATTATCTACCAATATGTGTAATAGTCATTATTTTGAGAAAAATGCTTGGAATGATGTATATAACAAATATGGTGCGTCGTCTTTAATAGACGAACTATATGAATACGCAAAGAGTACATTTATTGTAAAGGAAAACATCTTTGAAGATAACGAAGAAGGCAAAGATTTATATAAAGGCGTGTTTTCTCTTGCGTATGGTGCTCTTACACTATTGAATAATACACATTTACATCTTAAACAAAATCGTTTTTATGGTCTTCTTGGTCCTAATAATTGTGGTAAGACAACACTTATGCGTGCAATTGCAAATGAACAAGTGGAGGGTTTCCCTAAGAAAGAAGAACTGCGAACAATTTTCGTAGAACACGAAATCCAAGAAATGGAAGTGGGCGAAGATGAAAAAGGATTTCCCATATTAAATATTGACTTGTGTGGTATTGATTGGGTTGTTCATTGCTGTAATGTTATTTATCAAATGGAACCACCCGTTACACCTGAACAAGTTGAAACAGTTATGCAAGACATTGGTTTTGGATACGCAAAGAAGGATATTGGTAAAGATAGAGCTGCGGATATGGGTATGGGAATTACCACATATTCTGGTGGCTGGAAGGTGAAGATGCAATTGTGTGCTGCTACACTAATGAATGCGGATATTCTTATGCTTGATGAACCGACGGGCCACTTGGACGTTACCAATATTGCGTGGATTAAAAATTGGTTGAAGGATTTTATGGCTGGGGGTGGTTCTATTATTGCTACATCTCACGACTCATCCTTCTTGAATGAAATGTGTACGCACTTGATTGATTTTCAAAACCGCAAATTGAAGATGTTTACTGGTTCTCGGGGAAATGTACTCCAAGATTTCGTAGAAAAATATCCCGACAAAAAGAAATATTTTGAGCTTCGCAATGATGTGGTTAAATTCAAATTTCCTGAACCTGGACAACTTGAAGGTGTAAAGAGTAAATCAAAGACATTGTTGAAGATGAATGATGTAACGTATCAATATCCAACACGTGATACACCGACGATTTTTGATATTAATTTGGAATGTTCGCGTGTGTCTCGTGTAGGTGTTATTGGAGCAAATGGTGCAGGTAAATCAACAGCAATTAAAATTTTGATTGGTGAATTGAAACCGCAAATTGGTACTGTCACGAAACATCCGGATTTGCGTATGGCTTATATTGCTCAGCACGCGTTTCATCATCTTGAAAAGCATTTACATAAAACCCCTACCCAATACATTATGTGGCGTTTTGCTGGTAATGAGGATAAGGAAGGGTTGGATAACATTAATAGTGGAGAAGTAAATGAAAATGATGTAAAGAAATATTATTTGGCAACAACAGATGTGGAATTGGAGTTGAAGATGTGCGAAACAACCGGGGAAGAGAAAAAGGCGGTGTTTCCGGAAGCGATTTCTGCTCGTCGTGAAAATAAAAAGTTGAAAGTGAAGGAATATGAGGTGAAATGGAAGGGAAAGCCGGAAGAAATGAAGATGTGGGTGCGTCGCGAAATCCTTATTAAGATGGGTGCTATCAAATTGGTTCAACGTCACGACGAGAAGGAGGCAATTATGGCAGGTTTGGCGTCAAAGACACTTACTACAAAGGATATTGAAAAGCATTTTGCGGATTTTGGTATTGACCCGGAACAAGCAAATCACACCCTGATTAAATCGCTGTCTGGTGGTCAGAAAGTAAAGGTTGTTCTTGCTGCGTCATTATGGCAAAACCCTCACTTGGTGATTCTTGATGAGCCTACGAATTATTTGGATCGTGATGGTCTTGGTGCATTAACATCGGCTATTCACGATTTTGACGGAGGTGTTGTGATTATTTCTCACAACAAAGAATTTACAAATGCTGTAACGAGTGAGAAATGGATTATGGAAAAGGGACGTCTTCGTAAAGAAGGTGAATCCGTTGAAAAGAAGGAAGAAGGTAATGGTGAAATCAAATCCAAAGAAGAAACAGTGTTTGATTCATTTGGAAATGAAATGAAGATTGAACGTAAAGCGGTTCTTACAGATAAGGAGAAAAAGCGCGAAATCAAGTCTATTCAAAAACAAATCAAGGATGGAAAAAAGAAGAAGACATTGAGTGATGATGAAATTGCTGAACTGGAGGAAAAATTGGAACAATTACAAAACGAATAATTGGAGGTAAATACTTTGAGGTAAATAC